ACCTGATGATGTGGATCTTGCAGAAGGGCTTCGGGATCAAGGATGTCAGCCAGTTCATCAACCAGCAGGGCCAGCCGAACATGGACCCGGCCACTGCGCAACCGCAGGGCGTTCCACCTGGTGGACCTCAGCCCGCGGCCCCGGGGCCACCGAGTGCTCCGCCGCCTGGACCTCCAGGTGGCCCCGGGGGTCCAATGCCACCCGGAATGCCCCCGGCGAACGGTGGCGGGGACATCCCGCCGGAGTTGCTGCAGGCAATGATGGCGGGGGCACCCCCAGGTGGTGCATAATCCACAACCAGCGAGGGAGTACATCCAGGAAGGATCTCCGCGTTGACAGACATGGGCCCCGATGAAGGGGTAGAAGCCGAAGTAGGTCCCGTCGAGTACGGGGACGCCGGGTCAGAGGCCACAGAGCAGCCACAAGGTGGCGAACCAGAACGACGGTACGTCGAAGTCGACGACCCGGATGACCGCTACGTGCGAGTCCGTGTCGACGGCGAAGACGTTGAAGTTCCCTATGCGGAAGCGTTGAAGGGGTACAGCCGGGAAGCCGACTACACCCGCAAGGCACAGGCACTGGCTCAGCAACGCCAGGAGATGCAGTACGCGGTCAACCTGCAGCAGGCGCTGCAGGCCAACCCGGAGATGACGCTGCGCATCCTGGCCGAGCAGTACGGACAGCCGATCGGACAACAGCAGCCCCAGGCTCCTGCCGAAGAGGACGAGTTCGTCGATCCCCTGGAGCGCCAACTCCACGAGGAACGCCAGGCGCGCATCGCCCTCGAACAACGCATCTCCGCCCGGGAAGCCGACGAGGAACTGGGACGAGCCATCGGACAGCTGCAAAGCCAGTACCAGTTGAACGACGATGACGTTCGTGAAGTGGTCGGTGCTGCATACAGGATGAACCTCGGGGTCGAAGCGCTCCCGATGATCTGGAAGACGATGGCGTTTGACCGGCTGTCCGCCAGGGTGCAAGCCCAACGGACACAGCAGGAGCAGCAACAGGCCGAGGAAGCTCGGCGGACGGCAGCGAAACAACAGGCCGGGCAACTCGTCAGCAGCGGTGGCAACGGAGCGAATGGACTGACCAATCAGGTGGATGCTGGCGGACGCATGACTCTCCGCCAAGCCATCGAAGCTGCCTTCGAGCAGTCAGGGGCGTAACGGAACCGACCCGAAAGGTTCCTCATGGCTCTCGCCTCCCACGTCCCAGCAACCTGGGACACCATTCTCTCGACGACGATGCACAACTACCGCAAGACGTTGACCGACAACATCTTCGGCAGCCGAGTGCTGCTCGACTACCTCATGTCCAAGGGCCGGGTGCGCACGGTCGACGGCGGCATCTCCATCGTCGAGCCGTTGCTGCTCGGTGCCGGTGAGGCCAACTCCTACGGTCCCTGGGAGCAGATCCAGGTCAACCCGGTCGGCGGGATCACCGCCGCTCAGTTCCCGTGGAAGCAGCTGTACGCGACGATCATCATCAACGGCCTCGAAGAGGCGCAGAACAACGGCAAGGAACAGGCCATCAACCTGATCGAAGCCAAGGTGATGCAGGCCGAAGAGACGTTGAAGAACATCCTCTCGGCAATGATCTGGGGGACCCGTGGTGGTGCCGCCAAGGTCACTGACTTCGACAGCCTGATCACCCTGGTCGATGGCACCGCAGCTGCTGGCGGGATCACCCCGGCGGCTGCTCCGGCGATCGAGAACCTGTGGCGTTCACCGACCTTCGTTGTCGGCACGGGCGGCACCGATGCCAAAGGTGCGGCGATCACCTTCACCCCGGCGCTGACCAACCCGCTCGACGCCGTCGAGCACGAGAAGCTGTTTCGCAAGATGTTCAACCTCGCCTCCGACGGTGGGGCCGACCATGTCGATGCGATGTTCGGGGCCAGCGACACCTTCGAGGCGTACGAGGCGTCGCTCACCCCGCAGGTGCGCTACACCGACACGACGAAGGCCAATCTCGGGTTCCAGAACCTGATGTTCAAGAACGTCCCGCTGTTCTGGGACCCGGACGCTCCGGCGGGGACGCTGCTCGGGCTGAACTCCAAGTACGTCGGGATGACCCTGCACTCGGAGCGCAACTTCAAGCAGTCGCCGTTCACCGCCAACCTCTCCGGTGCGTTGACCACTGGTTCTGGGGTGGGCACGGTCGGTACCGCGGCGAGTGCCGCAGCCGGAAGCCCGGCTGGATCGGCCAACGTTGCTGGTATCCCCGCGGCTTCGACGCTCGATGCCCGGGTGAGCTTCATCACCACCTACGGGAACATGACCACGAGGGAGCGTCGGCGCAACTTCAAGATCACGAACATGCAGTTCTAGGCCAAACTTCGGGGTCCCTCGGAACCTGCGTTTCGGGGGACCCCGACCATCGAAAGGGGCCGCATGGGCACTGAGTCGTTCGATTACGTCAAGCCGTCGCTGTCCAGCGCTCCGAATGTCCAGCTGGTTGGCCAGATGTACGGCCAATTGGTCGGCACTGTGCAGCGGACCAATGCCGGAGGGGACAGCATCCAGCTTGCTGGGCTGTTCTCTACCGCTCCGTACACCGGGCCCGGTGCCGAGCAGTCACGACCACTGCGTCAGTCGAAGCCTGGCCAGCCGGATGTCCGTCGGGTCTCTGACGGGGCACGGATCGTCAACGGCAAGCCACGCTGCCGGGCCAACGAAGACACCTGCATGGGGATCGCCTTCAACAACCCGTACTGCCTCGGGCACCGCCGGGCGCAGGAGAAGGAGGCCCGGTCATCGACGTCCAGGGATTGAAGAACTACGTCCGCGAGCACCTCGAAGTCGACGATGAGGAACTGCCCGACACCATCCTCAACGTCTACCTGCAGGACGCCTTCGAGCGCACCGTGGCGCTCGACAACCGTTGGCCGCGCAACGAGAACACCTGGGACGTGTCCAAGGTCGTCGACTCCTACACCGTCACCCTGCCGTTGGACATGTCCATTCCGTCGATCATCAGTGTGCTCGGAACCAACAGCCGACGGCTCGGCTACATGAGCGACGAGAACCTGGAGGACATGTTCTTCTCCGGGGTGCCGACAGCCACTGGCGAGCCGCAGTACTGGACGGTGTGGCAGGGACAGCTGCTGTTGATGCCCAACCCGGGGCTCAACGTGGCCTACGACCTGACGATTCGCGGCTACCGCCAGCCGGTGTGGTCCAACGCCGCCTCGACGATCCCGGACATCGACGCTCGGCTGCACCCGGCGATGGCCTACTATGCGATGTCGTTGTCCTACGCCGCCCAGGAAGACGAAGTGCTCGAAGGCGTGTACATGGCTCGCTGGGATCGTGACTGCCGGGGCTTCATGAAGGCCATCCTCGATCCACCGCGGCATCGTCCAGTGGTGCTCAACGGTGCCGGGCGGGCCTACGGGGTCCCCGCCTACATCATCAATGCGCCCGGTGGCTGATGGCCAACCGGCTGGAACCGCTCAACCTGGTGAGCTATGTCGGTGGGCTGAACCTGCGCGCTGACCAGTTCCAGCTGGCTGACGACGAATCGCCGGACATGCTCAACGTCGACATCGACCCGCGTGGTGGGTTCTTCACCCGCCGTGGCTGGGAGCGGTGGAACACGCAGTCGATCGTCGATCTGGAAGCAGGCGGACAGACCACCTGGCAGCCGCGCAACGCCTACGCCCACGTCACCTCGACCGACCAGCAGTTCATCTACGTCGTCGAATCGAACAAGCTGTACGTCTCCGATGACACCACAGTCTTTGCCGCGATCACCGGGCCGGTGTGCGAGGCCAACCCGCACGGTGCCGACCTGGCGGCATGGGGCAACGATGTGTACATCGCCTGCGGGATCGAACGGCCCAGCTACCGGCGCAGGCAGCCAGCTACTGGGTCGGTGATCACCGAAACGCTGCTGGCCGAGACCTGGTCGGAGATCGAGGCCCCGACCCACGGGGTGATGCCTCAGGCGGAGCACGTCGAAGCCCACGGTGGCTACCTGTTCGTGGCCTGCACCAAAGAAGACGACGTCTTGCACAACGCTCGTGTCCGCTGGTCGCATCCCGGCGTCCCCGATGCCTGGCGGGTCGATGACTTCCTTGACATCGAAGCAGCCGGGGGGCGGATCACCGCCATCTTGGCGTTCAACGACCACCTGCTGATCTTCAAGACCAACTCGCTGTGGGCGCTGTACGGCTACGACGAGGCGTCGTGGCAGCTGGTCCGGGTGTCATCGTTGATCGGCTGCCCGACGACGACGGCGATCGGTCGCTCGGAGACCGCCGCCTACTTCTACTCGGCAACCTCGAAGGGTGGCATCTACGGCTACACCGGGAGCGCTCCGACGTACATCTCGGAGAACATTCGTCCGGTGTTCGAACAGCTGCTCAGCTTCGAGAACGTCTTCGTCTCCTGGGCGGCACGCAAGCTGTGGGTCACCGTGCCGTGGCGCAAAGACAAAGGCACGACCCCCGAGCCGACGTCGATGTTCGTCTTCAACCCGGACATCGGTCAGGGAGCGTGGACGATGTACCGCTCCGAATACGGCTGCCCGGCTCCGGTGCTCGATGGCTCCGACATCCAGCAGAAGTACCCGCTGTCGGCGTTCTGGTCAACGTTCGATTCGCTGATGGTCACCCTCGACGCCGTCGAAGAGGCCCATGACATCCTCCTCGACGCCGCGGTGCTCGGGGTACGTGGCGGAGAACTCGAAGGCGGGATCCTCGACACCCAGGCAGGCGAAGACATCGGGATCAGCGGTGTTGCTTTCCGTGGCCAGGAGTTCGAGTCCTACTACCGGACCCGCTGGCTGCACGCCGGATGGCCGGACCGCAAGAAGTCGTGGCGGAGACCGACGCTGATCTGCAAGGGGGTCCAGGAACCGACCCAGCTGGTCGTCGAGACCTACCGCGACTACAACGAGGCGGTCATCCACCGCTCCAAGACCCTGGTGCTGCAGGCCAACGCCACCACCTTCTGGCGTGACGCCGGGTTCGATGACGTCGACGGGCACGGCTTCGACTGGAAGGAACTCGGTTCCGCCTCCCCTGATGGACGTGGTGCCGACTGGGGCCAGTCGGTCAACGGGGCGACGCTGGTGCGCAGCGGCTCGCTGGGCATGGCCCGTGCCGTGCAGCTGCGCGTCCAGGGTTCACCGACGACACCGAAGCGACGCTGGGGCGTCGACGGGATCGTGGCCAAGTTCGTCATGCGTCGATTCAGATAGGAACAACATGCCGCTCGACCTGCAGTACGACATCCTCAACGACACGCCAGCCGCGGCCGGGCCGGTCGAAGCGAACTTCACGCGCACCGAGCAGTACATCAACCAAGAGTTGATCGCCCGCGACGGCCATGTGGCGATGACCGGCCAGCTGCACCTCGCCGGTGTCCCCGTCGCGGACCTCGATGCCGCCCCGAAGATGTACGTCGATCAGGTGCTGCCGATCGGGATCATCATGATGTTCGGTGGTGCCACCCCCGGTGGTGGGCGGTGGCTGATCTGCGATGGGACCGAGTACGAGACCGCTGCCTACCCGGAACTGTTCGCTGTCATCGGCATCGTCTTCGGTGGCAGCAGCGGCCACTTCCGGGTGCCCAATCTCGCTGGACGGATGCCTCGGGGGACGTCATCGACGCTGGTTGCCGGGGCGACCGGAGGCACCGCCGACTCGGTCGGGGTTGGTCCCCATGCACACTCCATGGACCACACTCATGCGGTGGCGACCTCAGATACAGAGAGTGTCGATCACTCCCACGGCGCTCCCTCCCATTCGCACAAGCTCGCTCACTCGCACGGCATCAACAATCACCAGCATTACTTCGAACCGACCGCCGGGTCTTCGGTGGTCCTCAGCCAGACTGCGGGCGGTGGCGGCAGCCTGGCGTTGCAGTCGATGAGTGGCACCAACAACTGGGCCCACAACACGACTACCGGTAATTCGACAACGGCGCTGAACACCGTTACGCAGAGCACCGATCTCACCGAGGCCAGCGGAGAGTTCCCCACTGGTGGGCGTAGCGCTGCGCACACGCACACCGTGCAGGTCCCCACCTTGTTGGCTTCCACCGGTCCAGCCAGCGCGGCGGCGACGGACGGCAACCTGCCGCCGTACATCGGGCTGGTCTTCGCCATCAGGGCCCGCTGAGATGCCGCTCACCGGCTACGGCGTTCCCGACACCGGGGCCTACACCCAGGCGGCGTCCGACCTGCAGTACCGCTACAACACCGACCGCTCGACGAATGCCTACGGTCGGTTCCTCTCCCAGCAGCGCAGCCAGCGTGGGCTCGGTGACTATCAGCAGGGCTTCAACCGGTCTCTGCCGGGCTACAAGGCAGCCTGGTCGCAGCGTGGGTTCAATCAGGGTGGGATCAACTCCGGGGCGATGCAGCGCTCGATGGGCAACTACCTCGGTGACTTCACCCAGCAGTACGGGCGGATGCAGCAAGACGCCCAGCAGGAAGCACAGAACTACGATCTGCAGGGGGCTCAGATGGACGCCTACTACAACAACAGCTTGGCTGCCCTCGAACAGCAGAAACAGCAGGAAATCGCCAATGCTGCGGCAGCGATCGAAGCGCTGCGTCCATTCCTCGGAGGTATGTGATGCCCGTCCTCGACGAAAGTCGCTACGCCCAACCACGCGATCGCATCACTCCGGCCAGCCAGCGGGTTCGGATCGGGATGACCGATCCGAACAACCCACGAGGCGTGGTCGATACTCCGTGGGCTGCGATGGCTCGGCAGTACTACGGCAACAGCTTCAACCCCAACGCCGTCAGCAGGGCATACGACACCATGCAGCAGGGCATCGGGGCCAATCCGTCGAGTGGGAATGTCAACGACATCCTTGCTCGCTTGCGCACCGCTGGTCCTCCTGGTGGTGGCAGCAGGGGAGGCGGCGGCGGCGGTGGCGGTGGCGGTGGTGGGGGAGGTACGCCAGCCATGACTCCTCAGCAGTTGGACTGGATCACCCAGTTGATGAGGTCCGGTCGCCCGCAGCAGGAGCAGTACAACGCCCTCGATCTCCCCGACTACCAGGGGATGCCGGTGCGCGCCTTCGATCCCTCGCAGTACGACATGCTGCAGCGCAAGTTCGGGGAGGCGGTGACCTCGGACAAGGCTGCAGCCGAGGGGGCGTACAACAACCTCGATCAGTTTCTCAACAGCAACTACAAGAACGCCTTCGCTGGTGGACCACCGCAGGCCCAGGCCCCGGGGATGGATCAGCAGGCGATGGCTCGGTTGCTGCAGGGTCAGGGTGTCAACCCGGCGAACAACCAGCAGATGAACAACCAGCAGCAGGGAGCAGCAGCAGCCAGTGCTGCGTTCGGCAACGTGTGGGGTCTGCTCGGAGCAGGTGAAGATACCGCTCAGCGCAACCGCCTGCTGCGCTCCCAGCAGGATCGAGGAACGACCAACCGGGCCCTGGACATCGCTCAGCTGCAGGGTGATACCGGCATCGGCCTGCAGCGCACCCAGGCGCAGACGGCGTGGCAGCAGGCTGCTGACCAGCGGGCCTACCAGGACTACCAGATGCAACAGCAACTGGCCCAGCAGGAGGCGATGGCCAACTATCAGCGGCAGAACCAGGTGCAGGACACCAACGTGGGCAACAACAACACCTACAACTCGGCGCTGATCCAGCAGCTGCTGGCGTTGCTGCCCCAGTTCCAGGGCAACCTGCCTGACCTGAAGGCGATGGGCTTCTGATGAGCAACACCGGCCTCGACCTCAGCAGCCTGACTCCCGAGGAACTGCAGACGCTGATGGAGTTGCTGCAGGGAGCGATCGCCCCTGGCGCATACGGCGGCAACTACGGCCCGTCGATGGACCAGCCCGGCCTCGACCTGGCCGGGTACAACACGGTCGACATCCCGACGCGCAACGCCAAGGGCAACGTCGAACCGTTCGAGTTGTCCCAGGCGCAGGGCCGCTTCAACCTCGCCCAGGACCAGACGTCGTACATGGACAACCCGATGCTCGCGGCGATGAGCGGGCTCGGAGGGATCGGCCCGGACGCCTTCACCCCGACGTACGACTACGGCGAGCCGTTGAACATGGCGGGCAACAAGAAGGCCCGGCACTACATCGACACCGGTGGCTACAAGGGGTTCATCGCTGACGCCATCCTCAACCAGGGGATGGGGCCGGACGAGGCGGTGGCCAAGGCCATCGAGTTGGCCAACAAGACCGACGTCTCCATGCTCGGGCTGGAAGATCAGAAGCTGGTCAAGTCGTTGCAGCAGTCCCTGCCGCTGGCCAAGGGTGGCGGCAAGGGTCAGCTGACGGTCGACGACCAGGGGCAGTTGACGACAGGGGCAGCAGTGAAGCCCGGCGAGGTCGAGCCAGGAATCCCCATTCCTGGTGGGCGCACGCGCTCGGCGTACGACGAGGACAAGGTTCTCGGTGAAGCGACGAAGATGTTCGACGACATCGCTGCCGATCCGGCGTTTGCCTACGAGGACAAGGCGACCGGCAACTTCTACTCCAAGACGCCCGAGCAGGCGATGATCAAGACGCCGTTCATGCAGGCGTTCGACAAGGCAGGCATCCCCTACCTGACCGACCAGTACACCGACCAGAAGTACGTCGACCGGGCAGCGCAGGGACTGACCGGGCGTGGCCCGGAGGAGCAGCAGCAGGTCCAGAGCGACTGGGAAAAGCAGCTGCAGCAGCTGCAAGACGAGCAGTCCCAGCGGGTGACGGCGGAGCAGCAACAGGTCGGGCAACTCGGGGACATCGACAAGATGCTCGCTGCCTACCAGCAGCGGCTGACGGAGACGCAGCCTCTGCGCCAGCCGCCGCGTGGTCCGCAGCAACCAAGCATGGCGGAGATGATGACGCTGCCCCAGCAGCAGCAGCAGCAGCAGCCGCAGCCGATGGACCAGTCGTCCATACTCGACCAGATGTTCGGAGTGCAGCAGCCCATCCCGCCGCTCGGTGTAGGAACGATCGAGGCGATGGGTGGCCAGTCCCCGCCGACAACCCCGCTGCGTCAGCCACCGCGTGGATTACCTACGCCTGTAGGTAACGACCAGGCGAAGCGCTTCGGTCAGCGGTCAGCCGCAGAGCCGCAGGGCTTGCAGCCGGGGATGATCTACGTCGACAAGGACGGCAACATCGTCAACCCGCTGCAGACCGCTGGCGGGGTGCGCTCGCTGCACGACACCGCCCAGGCCAAGGGGCTGACCCAGCGAGCACCGACCACGACTGATCGGGACAAGCTGCAGCGGCAGATCGAAACCAACCGCCAGCAGCAGGCGGCGTACAACAAGCAGCGCTCCGACATGCTGGCCAAGGACCCGAGCCTGGATGCGTTCGGGGCTTTCGTGCGCGCTCAGATGCTCCGCCAGGCGGGTCGGACACCGACGCGCGATGCACTGATGCAGCGCAACCTGGCGCTGAGAGCAATGGGCTACCCGGGCGCGTCTGGCTAGCCGATGCCCTCGCTGCTCGAACAGATCAACCAGGTACGCCCGGCTGTCTCCGTCTACAGCCCTGGTCGTCTGGTGCCTGGCTCGGCAGTCAATGCTCGGGCGGTGACACCCGCCGCGGTGGCCATTGCTGCTGCCTCCGGGCGTCGCAGCCAGGCTCCGTTCGGCAGCGTCCAGGCAATGCAGGAAACTCGCCAGGCCAGCCCGTGGACCAACCTGTACGAGCGGGTGGTGGCCAGCCCGGCGTGGAAGCCGACCCAGGAGGCAGCCAAGGCAGAGGCTGCGTCGCACGCCGAGAGCGGATGGCGATCGACGCTTGGCTGGCTGATCAACAACCCGGTGACGCGCACCGCGCTGATCCCGATCCGGGCGATGGGGGTGACGTCACACCTGGGCGTGTTGGGGACGGAGACCGCGGCCAAGGTCTTGCCTGATTGGGCGGAGCGGATGGCGGGCCCAGCCCTCGGTTTCTTCCTCAGCAACGTTGACGAAGAGCGGGCTCGGGAGAACAAGCAATCGACGTTGCAGAAGATCAACCCGTTCAGCGACTACGGCTACCAGAAGATTGCCACACAGACCGGCAACCCCTGGGTCGACAAGACCATGGGGTTGGCCGGAGACATCGCCCTCGACCCGTTGACCTACACCAGTATCGGTGGACTGAAGGAAATCGAGGGCGTGGCCCGTACGCAGAAGGCATTGGAGATCACCTCCAAGGCCAAGGTGTTGGAGTCGGTCGACCAGTCGATCGCCACCGCCGACAAGCTGGGTGACGCAGCCCTGGCCACCAAGCTGCGCGATAGCTCGGTGGCCTTGCGCACCGAGTTGGAACAGCTGAGTGCCGAGCACAAGCTGATGCCCAAGTTCGAGGTGCCGTTGCACCCGGGCAAGCAGGCACGGCTGGCACACGTCAGCGAACTGGCAGAGTCCAACCCGGAGTTGATCCGCCGTCTCGGCCCGGAGTTCGCCAAGGTCACGGAGAAGGGCTACCACTACGCGGAGACGCCGGAGTTCCGCGAGGCCCTCGGCCTGCTGCCCTCGCACATGCGTCTCGCCGGGTTCAACATCCCCGGCACCGAGGCGATGGCCCGCTACATCGGCAAAGGTCTCGGGGCGACGCGGGCGCTGACCCACCACATCCCCCTCGGTGACACGCTCGGTGCAGCACGGGCCAGCGAGGGGACGGAGGCCGCGTACCGCACCCTGGCTCGTGGCAGCGGAGAGGCTGACCCGCTGCTTGCTGCCACCCATCTGCACTTCACCAACGTGATGAAGCTGGGTCGGGAGTTCAAGGGGATGGCCAGCGCCGAGGCGCGCACGCTGACCCGCGGGATCTTGGAAGACAAGAGCAAGACAGAGATCGCCAAGCTGCTCCGCGAGGCGGAGACCTTGAAGACCCCGAACGAGTTCAACGAGTTCTTCAAGAAGATGCCGAAGATCTACAAGGACGTCACCGGCCGCACCCTCGACCCGTTCCTGCGTGACGCCGACACCTACGTCCCGCACATGATGACCCGCAAGTTCAAGCGCTTCCTCGACGCCAACAAGAACAACGAGTCGGTCGACGAGTTCGTGCGCAAGGGCAAGTTCATGCAGGAAGATCTGATGCAGGGCTCGGGCAACCTGGAGCGCTCCCGGTTCTTGTCACCGAAGGACGGCAAGCCGACGACGTTCAAGATCGGCAACGAGAAGATCACCCTCACTGACGGCTCGATCGAGGAGTTGAACACCGAACTGGCCAAGGTGTTCCCGGCCTACAAGGGCAAGTTCTACGAGGACGATCCCCGTCTGCTGATCGAGGGCTACATCGACTCGCTGTCCAAGCAGGCGGGCCGCGACCTGATGCTGGAGCGGGCAGCGAAGAGCACCCCGCTCGTCCACCAGATGGTCGGAGACATGGCCGAGGCGTTGAAGGCGCGCAACGAGGTGCTGGCCCGCAGGAACCCGGTGCTGGACATCATCCGTGGTGGGTTCAAACCGGGAGAGATGCAGCCCCCGGTACCGAAGGCACCGGACATGCCCGACGAGGTGAGCGGCGTCAAGCTGGACGAGTTCTTCCGCTCCACGGAACACAAGAAGCTGTCCGAGCAGATGATGGAGGACATCAACACCCTCGGCCCGGACTACAAGAAGGCCCTGGAAGAGGAGCAGGCAACGATCCGCCAGGAGGTGTTCGACTCCACCCAGGCGTTGCACACCAAGCTGCGCGACGGATTGAACGCCATCGGCACGACGACGACCGAGGCGATCCAGGCGGTCGACAAGAACATCAAAGACATCGTCAAACGGGTAAAGACGATCGACCAGGTGACGGCGACCAACGCTGACGAGGTCGCCGCCACCCTGGCCCACATCCAGACCCGGCAGTCCGAGATCAAGGATGCGATCCAGCAGATCCGCGACACCTACGCGGCAACGATCCCCGAGAAGCAGGCTGCGCACATCGCTCAGCTGGAGTCGATGTCCAAGGATCTGGAGGA